CACCGCGAACTGCTCGCGCGTCAAAAAATTACGGTACTGCTTGTTGCCAGTTTCATCGCCCGCGATCAATCCCGTTTCCTCCGCCCAGGTGCGCGCTTCCACGCTCCATGCTGCCGGCGGCTTCTGCGCAAGCTTCTTGAGATAGGTCTCCAGCATTGCTTCAAACTGTTCCTGCGTCATCTCTTCCTCCTCATAGCGCGGCATCGGCGGCGGATAGCGCTTCGCGCGTATCATCGCGCTCGTATACGACCCGCCTGCGTCCCACTGGAAGTGCGGTCGGTCAGGGAATTTTCCCCAGTCCCCGCCCCACGAAAACCCGATCATTTTTCCGATCTCGCCGACCCTTGCAAAAAATGCCGGATCGTCGTACGCATGCCCTGCCTCATTTTTGCAAACATCGAAGGCCAATCCTGCATGTTCGGCGTGGAACGACGGTGTCACCGCCCCCGCGGCCGCATAGCCTTTTTGCGCAAGCATTTTCTGATACGCTCCGTCGCGCACCGTTTCCGTCACCAGTACGCGCAGCCCCTCGCGCTCGGCAAGCGCGATCATCGTCCGGCAGTTTGCCGCCACGTCCGCGCGCAGATCGTCAATGTCACGGCTGTGGCGCATGTCAGTTCTCCTCCTGCGTCTTGCCGTTCTGCGTGCCGAAGTAGAACGCGATCACCATGAGATACACCGTGTTGAACTCCTGCGTCACCTTTGTCTGCACCGTCAGTACGCAGAAGGTGACCGTCAGGCAGATCGTCACCAGACTCTTCACGCTCAGAAGGTTCGCCAGTCTCTTTTTCAGAAGTTCCATTCCCTCACCTCTCGCAATCCGGCCCGCGGCACACCGTTTCGTACGTCACGCCGCCGGCCGTGTTTTCCGCCTTAGCTTTGGCGTAGTAGCAGGCGGCGCTCGTCCCGTAAGCGCCCCACGCCGCCGTCACCATCGTCGCGATCCATGGGAGCGTACCCATAAAACCTGACGCGACCGCAAACTTTGCCAACGCAAAGCCCTCATACGTCGTATAAAGCACGATCCCGCTCTCGAGCAGCAGCAAGAGCTTGGAAAAGCTCACGCGTTTCTTTTTTGTGCGCCTTCTTTTCCCTTTCATCAGCTCACCCCTGTCATCAGCAGCGAAAGCACCGCCCCGATGAGCACATACAGCACGCGGTCGATCATCGCGTCCCAACGCCTCCCGCTTTTCTGCGTGATGGTCTTCACATCTGCCTTGATCTCCTTGACGTCTGTTTCCACGCTCTTTTCACGCGAGGCAAGCACCTCTACTGCCGTTACCAGTTTATTCAGATCTTTCTGCTGCTGTTCCAGTTTTTCAATGCGGTGCATGTTCGACCTGGCGCGCTGTTCGGTTTCCGCCAGCTTGACCGAAAGTTCCTGCTCTGTCATGACTCTGCCGGCACCGCCCTTTCAAAGCTTTCCCAGGTGTGGTGTTTTTCGTCCTCCACGATCCGCCAGGTAAAGCCCTGCGCCTCGCACTCAAGCCATGTAAGATAACGGAAATAAAACTCCACCAGCAGATGGCATGGAATGATGTCAAGAATAATGCTCTCCACCTGCGAAAATTCCTCCGGCACGCCCACTGTGTTGGGAAACCAGACCTTGACCGTTCCCTTTTTCTCCGTTTCCTCCGCCAGCGCTTTGATGCCGCAGCCGCTGAGTGTCGAGTTGATGGCATCAAGCGTAAAACTGTCGGCGTTGATGCGCTCGAGCGCAGCGACCGTCACACGCAGCGTTTCCGCGCCCTCCTTTGATTTTGCGATCTGATACTCCCCCGTATATCGCATCATCTGCCTGCCGCTGCGCGCCGGAACATAAAAAACTCTCCGGCTCGTGCCGCCGCGATCACAGAACGCCTCGTTTTTTACGCGCTGCTTTGCCCCCGCCTTGCTGTCCACCACCAGCGCCTCCGCGATCACGCCGTAACGCTTGTCGCAATAGGCAAGCGCCGTCACCGGTGTCTTTTCGTCAATGTTTACACAGGAGGCCTTGCGGTTCCGCTTTATTTCCAATGCGCCGGTCTTGTCAAAATAGGGCGCGATCCCGCCGTGCAGCGCCGCAAAGTCGTTCAGCGCCTTCCATTGGCTTGATCCGTTTGCCACGCGGTAGCGTGCCGCCGCGGTCACCGCGTCGTACCCAGTACACACGATGCCGTACGGCGCTACATGGTTTTTGAGGATCTCCTCCATCGTTGCCCACTGGTAGCTCACGCTTTCCGCCTCGTTGTCGAGCAGCAGCGCCGCCATGCCTCGCCCGCTCACCTCAAGCTGCAAGCCCCTTTCGTCGCACGTTACGCCGCATTCATCTACAACACCCGCAAATTCAACCGCTCCGTCCTCCTTCGCCGTAAAGCGCACCGCCCGCCGCAGTGTCTCTGCCATCGCAGGCTCATACGCGCAGCGCAGCGTAAAGCTGTCGCACGGCACGCTCCCCGTGTAGGAAAACTCCCACTTCAAAAGCGTCGGCAGCTCATACTGCACCCCGTCGCACGTTGTCAGATACCCCTTCATCACGGCAGCTTCACCCGCTCTCCCACCGCGATCCTGTTCGGATTCTTGATCTGCCGGTTCAACTTCAGCAGTGCCGTCAGCGTCACGCTGTGCGCCCGCGCGATCCCCCAAAGCGTATCGCCGCGCTTCACGGTGTAATATGTACCGTCACCCAGCTTCGCTCCGACTGACGCACCGTCTTTTTCCCCTCCGTCCACGCGGATCAGCGCCGTGTCGAGCGGACTCGTTTCCCAGAAGGCGAAGCGATAGCGCACATAGTCCTCAAGCGGCTGCTGCATCAGCTCCAGCGATACAAAATACGCCTGCGACGCCTGCCACACCGGATGGATCAGCAGCCCCGGCCCGCCCTGATAGAAAACCGACGCCAGCTTTTTAAATTCGTTGTAGGCACCCTTCCCCGCAAAGACACCCTCTCCCTCCATCACGCGGTAGCTCAGGCCGAGATCCTGCATTCCGTAGCGTCCGAACGGCACCTTTGCCACCGCCACTTTCCTCTGAAAGGAGATCGTGTAGGTCTCCGGGTTGTGCGGCCAGACATAATCCTTGTATCGCATCGGTGCAAGGTTCATTCTCCCGCCCCTTTCTCAGTAAAATAAAAATCCGCTGTCATAGCGGCGTGCATCGCGCTCCAGGCTCAGCGAAAACGACTCTGTCTCGCGCACCTCCTGCTCCTGCGCCAGTGCAAAACCGCGCTCTTCTCTCGCCGCCGCGGCGGCCGCGCCGCTTTTCACGCTTTTCCCCAGCTCCTGCCAGAGCCACGCAGCTGCGCGTTCACCGTTGTCCGCGATCCTCATCTGCGGTGAAGCCGTGTCTCGCACCGTCATGCCCACCGGTGCCGCGCGCCCCTCCGTCTCCTCCGCTTTAAAGCGCTGTCCGCTATCTTCTCCACTCAACTTTCGCGTCAGGCGCTGCGCGGCCGTTTCCGCGTCCTCCGTTTCGTCAGGTAGCCCTCTCTTCTGCCGTTTTTCCACCGCTTCCCGCACAGCGGTTTTGTCAGCATTCATCTCCCCTGCCGCTTTTCCGCCGCTTCCTGCCGCAACAGCGCGGGACAAACGCTCTTTCATCACCTGTTCTCTCTCCTGCCACAGCTCTTTTGCTTTTTCCAGCGCCCATTCCATATAGTTCAAGCTCTTTGTCCCTCCTTCATGCGGATAAAGCGCGCCATATCAAATCCCGCATTGTCTTCGCCCGCCGCATCGGCGAGCAGCTCTCCGCAAATGCTGCACCGCGCCTCCTCTGCGCGCTTTCTGCATGTTGGGCACAGCCGTTCCAGTTCCTCCTCGCGGTCGAGCATTTCATGTACCAGGCAGTAGAGATAGTCCGCGTCCGTCATCTCCTGCGCGCGTTTTTCGCTTGGCAGCGCCCCGGCATATCGGAGCACGCGCCATTTCAGCCGCTCATAGGGCGCGTGCTCCATGCTTTTTTTAGTGCTTCCACACTCTCGCGCCCGTCCTCGGCAGAAGGATTCTCCGCCCGGTCGAGCATCGCATAACATTGCACCAGTTCGTTGATCTCGCCGATGCTCAAAGTGTTTTCAACATCTTCCGCACAGGCAAAGACCGCCTCGCCGTTTTCCGTCAGACTTTTTTCGAGCAGCGCTGCGTTTGCACGCAGTGCCCGCTCCTCCTCGTCCGCACAGTCAAGCTGCGCGATCTCGCGCCGCAGTGCAAGCGTCTCCCGTGCCGAAAGCAGCCGCATCACGCACGTTTTCTCCCCGATGCGAACCATTCTCTCCCGCTCGCGCCCCAGAAAGTTCAGCAGCATCTCGTCCATCAGTTTGCGATCTCCATGCGCTTGCGCGCGATGATCGTCACCTTCTCTGCCGCCGGATCGCCGAGCTTGCCTGCCTCCTCAATGCTGCTCCAGCGGCACTGCGAGTAGATGATGCGCTTATCCGGCTTGCAGATCACAAGCGAGAAGTCGTTCAGATCGTAAAAGTTGATGCCGTCGCTGATGGCCTCATCCGTCGCATACAGGCGGCTCAGTTCCAGTGTATACTTGTTCGCGCCCGCGATCGTCGTCACCGGCTCGGTTTCGCCAAATGCCTCGATCTCGCGGCTCGTGCGCGTAGCCCTGGTCGTGTAGCTCTGTACCACTGCCACCTTTTTCCCGTCGACTTCCAGATAAATGTCGCTGCTCAGCGGCAATACCGTATTCGCCATGTTTTCTCCTCCTTACACCGTGATGTGCGCCGTCAGATAAATGCGGTTCAGCCCGTGCGCTACCGTAAAGCTGAACTCCACGAGGCACACCGTCGGATCGCTCTTGAGCGCGCTCACCTTCACCTCGCCGTAGCTGTCCACGATCTCGCGGCTTTTCATTTCCTCGAGCTCCAGCACCACCTGCGAGCGAATGGCGCCGCGGCTCTGCGCGGTATTCTTGCTGCGTGCAAATCGCGCACGCAGAGAAGTGCGGATCGTCGGAATGACCTCGTCCACGATCAGGATCGTCGTAAGCTCTCTCCATGTCGTGTCTGCCGCGCCGCCGCTGGAAGTCTTCGTCGTGATCCCGCGCACCGGAGAGGAAACACCGCCCACCGTTTCGATCGGCGTCACGCCGCCGCGCACCAGTTGGTCGATCTCATTGTCGCTCAGTCTCTTGCCTGCCGCCCCGAACAGCGTCAGTTCCGCGCCGTTGATTGGTACCGATGGGTCAGTATTCCCCGCGATCACGCCTGCCACCGCCGCCGCGGCAAACACCGCGCTCACAGTTTCCTTTTCGTCCGATGCGATATCCGGTCCCACCAGCACCACGCGTTCGCTGTTGATCGCCTTTGCGTGATCCACCATCTGCGCAACCGTTTCCGCCGTACCGCCGACGACCGCAATGCGTTCATACCTTGCCGCCGACGCACTCTCCACCGCAGCTTTCAGGTTCAGATGCACGCTCTCTTCGGCACTGTCACACACCATCACGCCCACGTCTTCCTCGCCGCTCAGCGCCGCAAATGCGCTTTCATAGTCCGCATTCGCGCCCTCTTTCTTGCCTACCGCCACTGCCTTCACCGCACCCGCACCGTTGGCAAAGAGGAATTTGAGCAGCGTGCTCATGCCATACACGCCGCTCGTATCCTCGCCGAATACGCTCTTTCCCTCTTCGTAGGAGGTGATAAGCGCCACTTTGTTCGCCTCTCCCTTTGCCGCAACTGCCGCCGCGCCGATCGTCTTCGCCGCTGCGCTCGCGCTCACCACGCTCGATGCGTCATAGGACGAATACACGCCCGGCCGCTCATGGATCATGTTATTCACATTCTTTCACCGTGCCTTTCAATACAAAATCGGTAAATACCGTCTCGTCCTCCGCCGCCTCCGCAACGAAGTACGCCGCATACTTTGCGTTTGCCTCCAGCCGGAACATGCCCGCCGTCTTGTCCCAACCGGCTTTTCCCCACTGGATCGTTTTGAGCTTCAATCCCTCCGGCAGCGCCGTCATCAGTACCTGCGTCACCGTTTCCGCCGCCGTTTCGCAGCCTGCCGCGCCCAACTCTCTCGGCGCATACACCTCGATGAGCAGCGTCAGCAGCATTTTTCTCCCGTAGACAGATACCGTCTCCCGCGTCGCCTCGTCGACCTTTTCTCCCAGATACTG